TTTTTAGACATTCCTGAATAAAATGTTAATGAAAAATATTCTTCATAAATTCCGCCAATATTTGTTCTTGAAATTAAATCAATAGGGTTAATAATTATATTATTTTCTTTTTTACATGTTCTGCATTTATCTTTAATTGTTAAATTAATTATCTTTTCATTTTGTTTTTTTATTTTATCTTGTAGTTTATTATAATCTTTTAATTTAATTTTATTAATTTCATTTTCTTTAAGGATATCATCTGGTGATTCAAAAATCCCTAAAGGAATTTCAGAATCTTGATCTAAATTTAATAAATCCTCAGTTGAATAATTTACTTCATTTACTATACCACATTGGCATTCATACATTTTATTAAATACATCAGAAACAGAAATTTCAATTAATTTAATAATAAATACCATGCATTCAAGATCATTTACTGGTTTAGGACCTTTCGGTGAAAGAATTTTATAAATTTCTTGAATACTTAAATCATCATTTAATAAAATTTCCTTTTCTTGTTTACATGTATAAGATTTTAATTTTTTTATTCTTTTTAATAAAAAATCATCTTTTACTTTAAACTTCATTATCACTTTAATAATTCCTCAAAGGCTAAAGAAGAAATATCTATATTAAATTTAACATCATTTTTACAATTATTACATTCTTTTTCGATAAATAATTCACAATTTGGTAATTTTTCCCTTAAAGTTTTAATAATTTCAGATGATTCTTTTAATGGGATTTCATCTAAATAATTTATTACATCTTTTAATGGTTTATTAATATTAATGTGCATAGCAACTTCAATATCTGCTTCAGTTGTAATTCCATCATAATTTTCAGAATTAATAATTTTATCCACTTCTTTTTCAAAAGTTTTAAAATCTTTAATATCAACTAATTCAATATTATTATAAGTAAATGGCAATTCATTTTCTTTATAATGTATAATATCCTTTGTATTAGTTTTTATTTTATTAATTTTAGAACATCTTGGACATTCAATTTCAGTTTGAATTTCATCTGAAACTGATTCCTCATAAAGTTTAGTTAAAATAAGTTGCATTTCACCTTCATTTAAATAAACATCTTCATTAATATATTCATAAATAATAGTTTTTATAATACTTGAAATATTAATTTCTTGATCTTCTGTGATATTTTCAAAGAATTTTTTAATTTTCTTTTTTGTTTTTCCAGTCCAAGGTTTAATACTAACAGATTTATTTTTTCCTAAAATAATTTTATTTTCACTATTTTCTGTTTTTTCAATCTTTTCAATTTATAAATAAGATAAAAAGGTATTTTATGGGAATTAATAACATAATGAAAAATGCCCTAAATACAAATTGGACTTGGACTGATGATTTTAGTTTCTTTTTTACTAATCGTGAAGTTCAATTTCCTAGTATGAAATTATCTCAAGAAGATATTTGGGATATTGCTGTAATTAATATTGATTTACCTCAAGTTTCTGCTGGAGTTAATAGTGTTGTAATAGGACAGGAATATAGATTTTGGATTCCTTTACATGATGTATTTACATTTACTATTACTTTTAGAGATTTTGAAGAAATGAAATTAAAAGAATATTTTACAGAAATATGGGTTAAACAACAATCTAAATATTATGATGATATTAAAAGTACAGTACAAATTATTGCTGGAGAAGGCATTATGTTTAAATCAGATGATGTTTTAATAACAAATATTTCACAAACACAATTAGATAATACTAATACACAAATTGCAGAATTTAGTGTTGAATTTGTTTCTAAAACACTAACAAATAATATAACAAAAGAATTTAGTGGATGGGAAAGGAATAATTAATGAGAATAAGTTCAACATTATCACAAGCTGGTGGAAATTTTGCAAGACCAACAAAATATAGTATGATATTATCTTTGCCAACACCATTAAGAACAGTTTTTGGAGACAGCTTAGATGTTTTATGTAAAACTGTTCAAGCTCCTGGTATTACAAATGAACCTTATGAAATAAAAATAAAAGGTCATACAATAAAAATACCAGGAAGAACAAACCAAAATCAAGAAATTCAAATTACGTTTTATGTAGATGAAGATTATAAAGTTCGTAAAATGTTTCAAGATTGGATACTTTCTTTAGATAATAGAACACCAGTTGCAAGATCAGGAAGAAATGCTATAATGGCAAAAAATAAAGATTATTATGGTGAATTAGAATTAATTGGTAGGGATTTTACAGAAACTTCTGATAAAACAATTTCATTTATGTTTGAAGATGTTTACCCAATAAATGTTGGTGAATTAGATTTTGATACATCTGGTAAAGATACAATTTCAGAAATTACAATAACATTTGCTTATAGTAGATATAATACAAAAAATAAATATAGTTCAGATTTTATTGAAAATACTGATGCTGATATTAATAATATTAAGGGGTAAAAATGGCAGTGAAGATAAATGAACTTGTAAGAGCAATTGGACCAGGTGCAAGAACAAATAAATATAGAGTTTTTATGCCTTTATTTGGTAAAGATTTTGATATTCAATGTCATGAATTTACTTCACCGGGGAGAAGTATAGGTACGGTTGATATTTATCTTAGAGGAAGAGAATTTAAGGTTGCTGGTGATAGATCAGATGAAGGAACTTTTACTATAACTTTTTATAATGATCCTGAATTAAGAATAAGAAACTTTTTTTTAAGAATACTTGCGGCAATTCAAGATTATACAACCCCAGTAACATTTTCTGAAACAGATAGTATTCTTGATTTATTTGATAGATTACAAGATGCGATAAATAAATTAGAAGGATATTTAACAGAAATAAAACATAATTTAGCAGCTTTACTTTCAATTGCTGGATTTGATTTTTTTGGTGCTGGAGCTTGGTATCAAATGGATGTTGCTGTTCAACAATTAGATGAAAATGAAGAATTTGTTTCAACAACTGTATTTCACCAAGCATTTATTACAGATGTTTCTGAAATTCAATACACAGATGAAATAGGTGAAATTTCTAAAACAACAGTTACCTTTACTTATACCGGTACAAGTATTGTTTAAAATTAAAATATTATAAATAAAGTAAAAATAAAGGCTTAAACAATGGCTATAAAAATAAACGAGATAGAAAATGTTCTTGGAGCAACTGGACGACAGAATAAATATAGAGTATCATTTACGTTTCCTGCTGCAATTAGTACCGCCACAGATTTGGCATCAGTTGATGTATTAGCAAGATCAACAAATGCACCTCAAAAAGAAATCGGAATTATTGAATTATGGAATCAAGGAAGAAAATTACCAATTCCAGGAGATACAGTATTTGATAATGTTTGGGAAGTTGTATTTTATTTAGGGGAAAGTCATAGCATTAGATATGATCTTTTAAAATGGCAAGATGCTTGTGATAATTTTTATACAAATAAACATTCAGGTGACCCAAGTTCTATTTTTGCAGACCTTAGAGTAGAACAACTTGATTCAGCTGGTAAAGTAACAGCTCAATATACACTACATAGTTGTTTCCCTTCAGTGGTTGGCGAAGTTACTTATGCAGATGATGCTGAAAACTCCCCAACAGAATTTGCAGTTACATTCACATATAGTGATTGGGTTGTTGGTACTGGAGAAGAACCAGATTATACACCTATTCAACCTACAAAAAACCCTACATCTTTTGATGCGTAATCCCTTTTTGGGATTACCATTTTTATCCTTTCCATTCTTTTTACAATTTTTCCCATGTTACTAATGATATATGAATTAACTTAAAATAAAATTAAAATTTTATAAATATTAAGAGTTCGGGTGAGTGGACTTTAAGGTGCTAAATATGTGAAGAACATATTTATCGCGAGTGCATAAAGTACACTTAAATACACCATTCGACTCGAATAATTTTTAAAGGAATAAATATGGCATATTTATCGGCGGGTGTGTATGTACTTGAGCAAGATTCTTCTGCAATTGTACCTAACGTCACATCTAATATCGCATTTTTTGCGGGTGAATTTGAGCAAGGTCCTGTTGGTGTACCTTATGTGGTTACAACTAAACAGGAATATGAGAATGTCTTTGGTAGACCAACAAATGATAATTACGGACAATGGTTCCAAGGATATAAGTTTCTTGATTATGGTAATCAACTTATAATTACAAGAGCTTATACAGAATATAAACCACAAGATCCACAGAATCCAACATTAGTTCAAGAACCAATTTATATTGGTGAAGTTGAAATTGATAGTGCTTCTGGAATTAGATTAATTTATGATAAAGGTTTAAATACAGAACTTCCTAAATTTCAAGAAGGTGATGTAATGTCACTTGGAAATGAAACTGAAGTTTTACAAGTAACTAATATTGAAACTAATACAGCTGGTATTGGTTGTTCTTATGCAATTGAATTACAAGGAACAACAACTTATCAAGATGGTGATAAAGTTGATTTATATTTACATTCAGCTGAACATAAAAATGGTGAAACTGAAGCATTTTTTAGAGGACCAGTTGATGAAACAATGAACATTCCAACTTTAGATATGGCTAATATGTCAACTAACGTAGATTGGATTGATTCTTGTAAAACAATGTGTTTTTCTGATAATAGATTAAGTGAAACTTATAATCTCATTAAATCGGAAGATGATTGGGATTATTATTATACAATGGATGCTAATCCTTTAGCTAATTTTAAAAGAACTGAAACAAAGGTAAAATTTTATAATAAAACACCAGGTGCTCAAAAAGTTGAAGTTGCTATTGCTAACTGGTATGATTTTTTAAATGAGTATGATATAAATGGTAATCCTTATAATAATGCTATTGCATTTAGAGAAGAGGTTATTGATGGTGTTTATGAAAATTGGCCTTTGCAAGATTTATTTCAATACTATCCTTCAGAAAATCAGGTAGCAATTGCCATTAAATCTGGTTCTGAAATTGAAACTTTTATTGTTTCTTTTGATCCTCAAAGTATAGATGGTAATGGTCAATCAGATTATATTGAAACTGTTATTAATGAAAATAGTAAATTTCTTTATTGTTTAGAAAATTCAAGTATTGTAGATTTACCAGCATCTTATTTAGCTTGTGATAGATTTGGAACAACTACAGTAGAATTTGGTGATATTTCTTATCCTTGTTCTTCAGATGTTGGTCCAGTTGAAGTTCCAGTATCTCCTGGTGTTGCAACACATACATTATCTGTTCAAGGTGGTAAATCACCAAGAGTAACAGAGGGTGATTTAAGAGAAGCTTATTATACGGTTGAAGATAAAGAAAAGTATGAGATTGATGTTATTATAGGTAATGAATCTCAAAATCAAAATATTGCCGTAGATTTAGCTGACACAAGAAAAGATTGTTTAGCATTTATTGGTGCAAGATATGAAGATACTGTTGGTAAAAAAGCACAAGAAGCAACCAATGCTATTGTAAAATATATTACTGAAGGTGTTAATGGTTCTAAATTAACAAGAACAATGTTTGCAGCATTCTTTGGGAACTATTTTAGAGTTTATGATAATTACAATAAAAAGTACAGATGGATTTCTTGTGCAGGTGATATGGCAGGAATTAGATGTTCTGTTTCCAATATTAATGAATCTTGGTGGGTATCTGCTGGTATGAAAAGGGGTATTATTAGGGGCATCGATAGAATGGCATTTACTCCTTCACAACCGATGAGAGATTTTAACGGTCTCGCTATATAGTAATATATAGTATATTATTTATTGAATTGCTGGAACACCCTAAAGCAACTTAAACCACAACGTAATTGGTAACGATAAGCGTGAAGGTTTAAAAATTAAGTTGATTTTAAGAATAAAATTTTATTCATTGAGAATGGGCAATCAGCAGCTAAGTAACCAAAAATATTATTTGAATGGGGGTTCAAATAAATGAAAACTAATATTAAATTAGAATTAGAAATATTATTACAAAATACAAAAAATACAGCAAAATTGCAATCTTTTTATAATAATCATATTGATGAATTTAAAGATTACAATTTTACAGGTAAAAAATATACAGAAAAAATTTATTGTTATTTAAATAATATTAATAAATTTTGCGATATTCCAAAATGTCCAAGTTGTAATAAAATATTAAAATTTAGGACGTTAACTTATGGATATAATAAATATTGTAATGCTAAATGTCAAGCTGAATATGAAATTAAAACTGGTTTAAGGAACCAGGAGCAAAGAATAAAAAAATTAAAAGAAACCAATAAATCAAAAGATTTCTCTGAAAGTGTTAAAAATAGGGAAAATACTATTAAGAAAAAATATGGTAGTGTAGAAAGTTTTAATAAAATTATCAGTGAAAAGGTTAAAAGAAGCTATAAAAATAAATCTAAAATAGAAAAAAATAAAATTACAGAAAAAAGATTAAATACTGTAAATAAAAAGTATGATGGATATTCAGAAATAGCTAAACGATCGGCTAAAACAATGAAGGAAAAAGAAATTTTTATCGATGGGGTAGTATTAAACCACTATGAATATGTCGCGTATTTAAAAAGATTAAAAGATAATGATGGGTTAGATCATTATGACAGATTAAGAAATAAAAGATTAAAACCAGATAAAAATGGTAAAACATATTACGATAGATTTAAAGAAAATCAAATTAAAAGGGGAAATTGGTTAACAAGTGAAGAACTAATAGATTATAAATATTACAGAAATATCGTAAATTATTTAACAAATAAACAAAATATTAAAAGTTTACCTAATTATGATAAAAGAGGAAAATATAATAATGATTTTCACTTAGATCATAAATTCAGTATAATGGAAGGTTTTAAAAATAATATACTACCATATTATATAGGTAATATAAATAATTTAGAATTTATTACAGGATTTGAAAATAGAAGCAAAAAAGATAAATGTTCAATAGATATCGATGAACTATTTCGTCCTGAAGAATGACGTTAAAAGTCTTATATTTTTGGTTAAAAGTTCAACGACTATCCCGTAAGGGAGTAGGATACAAGCGATTGGTATCCGAAGTGGTAAACATCCTTTCCCCCAATTATAAAGGATGAAGATATAGTCTGGTCTTTATGGAAACATAAAGCAGTACAGAATGGGAAACTGTACGGGATTGAAATTAGCGAATCAATCTGAACAAAACGCAACTCTACAAGAATGGTATTAACCCGCTTGTAACATTCCCAGGAACAGGAAATTTAGTTTGGGGCAATAAAACCCTTTTACCTTATGATTCTGCATTTAATAGAATTAATGTAAGAAATCTTTTCAATACACTTGAAAGAGCTATGGCAAAAGCTGCAAGAAGTGAAGTATTTGAGTTTAATGACCCTTACACTAGAAATGCAATTGTTGCTATGTTTAACCCTTACTTAGCAAGTATTAAAGCTGGTAGAGGTATTAC